GGTAATTTAGTTCGAAACAAAAACACAGCAATTACCTTAAATACGTGGAGTGCCAATAATGCGGCAAATACTATTGAAAAGTTATTTAACGCAACTGATGGCAAAGAAACCTATTATGGAACTTTTAGTTCTGTACCAAATTCAAGAAACGTTAAGCCTGTTGTAAAACCATTATTAAAAGAAATTACATTACCCGAAGAACCTCAACTGGAAGTTACCGATGAAGAAGCAGAATTATCTACTTCTGATCCTGAAAGATTTACAGAAGAAGATTTTAAAAAAATTGAAGCGGCTGCAGATGCTAAAAAAGAAGCTCAGGCTCAAAAAGCTATTGCTAGTGAAAACTTAAGCAATATTACTGATTATTTTAATATTGATGCTAATGCACCGGCTCCTTTTAAAGAAGAAGAATTCAAAGATAACTTTCCTTACGCGGAAGTTCTTTCTGGAATTGCCGGAGCTGTTTTTGGTTTAAATATGGCCAAAGAAAAAATTCCAATGCGTGATGAACAAGTTTCAGATGCATTGAGAAATTATACTGCAGAACTGGCAAAACTTTCTGAAATTGGATTACGTCCAGAAGATGAAGCTTATGCCAAAAAAATGTTGTCTGAATCATATCAATCAAATTTAGCTATGATTGTTGGTGCTTCGGGTGGAAACAGAAATTTAGTTTTAGGAAATCTTTCCGCTGTTGAAAATCAAAAGCAAGAAGGACTTTTAAAATTAGGTTTGGCAGAATCGGCAGCTAAAAATGAAGCTTTAATGAAATACGGAGAAGCTATTAAATACATAAATGATTTTGATGCAAATCGTGACATTGCCAACAACGAAAGAAAATATCAAAATGCTATGTTGACAAAACAAGCCGGAGCACAATTAGCCGGAAGTGCTTTTCAAAGTATTTTAGAAAATGTACAATTGGCAAAAGAAAATGCTCCGGGAAGTGTTAACCATACAATGAAATCACATTTCTCTAGAGAATGGTTTGGTTATGATCCTTCACTTAAAGATGATGGTTCCGGAACTCAACCTTTTACAATGTCATATAAAATTGCAGAAACTCAAAAGCAAATTGAAAAAGCAAATGAGTTTAAAGGATTTCAAGAAAAGTTTTTCCGTTTAGGTAAAGAAAAACAGCAAGCTATAGGAGACTTTGCCGCTGTTAATACCAAAAAAGAAGATATGTTTAAATTTATAAATTACCTTGAAAACAATGATGTTCAAGGAAAAACTATGAATACAGAAAATATGGGAAAAGCTTTTGAAAGTGGAGATATGTCATATCTTTATAGCGAAGCAAAAGCTATGAAAGAAATTGAGAAAAATCAGTCTACAACTAATTCTGAAATTATTTCAACTGATATAAATTCACAAAATCCACTTGAAAACTCTAACTTTGGAGAGCAGTATAATTGGCCTATTGATAATTTTTAATATTACGTATTATGAGCGACTGGGGAGTAGGACAAGGATTGTCCGCACTATACGGAACACAAAATAAACTTGCTAGAGAAGATGCCTCTATGCAAAAAATGGTTGTTTTTGATGGCGTAATGAAACAAAAAAAAGCTGACCAAGAACTTGCACAGCTTAAAGAACAACAATACAACGAGCAGATTTCGAAGTTTGCCGACAATTTACTTGCTCCTGATCGTAACCGTATTAACAATAAAGCAAAATTACTTTCTCAAAGAGTGAGAGAAGAAATTGCAAATCAAGGAGGCGACATGACCAAGTTTTTTGCCAACGGTGGCCATACGATTATGAGTGATTACAAAAACAAAATCATTAATTCAGAAGAAGCAAATGCTTACCTTGAAAATAAAAAGAATACTGAATTTATTTTGAAAGTTCAAGAAGCCGGTAAAGGACATTTGCTTTCTCCAATAGATTTAGATAATTTTAGAAAATATGGAGAAACTGGAGAAGGTCGTATTACTTATTCCGGTATGTTTAACGAAATAGAAATGCCACCTTCTGAAAATTACGATTACGGCCAAAAAATCCCTGCTAGAGATATTTTAATGTCTAACTATGCTAAGATATACGGTAACTACAAAATGATGTATCCTGACAGCGGAGAGCCATCGAGAGAAGCCCTTGAAGCTTTCACAGATCAAATGTATCAAGGTCGTGGTTCTGAATGGCAAAGACAAATGACTATTGAAAAAGAAGCCAACCGACACAAAGAAATGTTAGCTCAACAAAAAGTTGACATGGTTGAAGCTATGGCTAAACTGGGTGGAATTAACAGTAAAGGTAAAAGTGGTTCTAAAACTTACGATGCTGATGGAAATGAAATTGCCGGAGGCGATGGCGTAGTTGATCCATACGAAAAAGGATATGTTGATTTAATTACTGGCCAAATTTCAGATGCTTACTCTGAAATGCCTAGTCAGTTTTCTGTTGATGATTTACTTTCAGGAAAAGTAACAAGTTCAACATTAAACCAACTATCAGAAGATATTCCTTTAGGAGAGTTGGCAGGAACATTCCATAACGTTAGTGAAAAAGGATGGTTTGGAGGACTTTTTGATGCAGGTGCTTCACAAGGAGTAAAAGGAGAATTATCAAATGATTTTGATGCTGCTTTCCAAAGTGATTATGCTCCGGTTGGTGCTAGACGTGTCTTTAAAGGAGTTAAAGATAACGTGGCAGATTCTTTCTTTAACATTAAAGACAAAACAAAATCTATTGCAACAAACAATGGAAAATATGTTGGTTACAGACCAAGCGACAAATCTTTTATGGCTGATGGTTCTCGAACAATTAGCGGAGGTCGCCAAGTTGATTACGAAGCTTATGCTGAAAGAAAATTTGAAGTTAAAGATATTGTTTCCGTACATGTAGGTAAAGACCAAGATGGAAATCAAATGATTGCTATGCATGAAGTTGATAATGGAAAACCAAGCAAAAAATCAGTAGAAAATTTAAAAAAACAATTTGCAAATTCTACTTTGAACAGTCAAATGGCTATTGTTTTAGAAAGCGAAAACGGAGACAGATTTTATGAATTGATTGATCCTAAAGATTCAAGCACAATGAATAAAATTACACAAGACTTAGGACCTTTGGCAAACGCTACTTCATTAAAAGAAGATACTTATAATCGTGAGCAACGTTTAAAAAAGAAAAACGGAGAAGTTGCTGCTTCAAAAGCAGAAGCAGAAGAATTCTGGAGTGTTATGAATGGTAATCCTAGAGTTTTTGAAAACACTTATTATGATGGTGTTGCTCTTTCAGGCACCGGACAGTACACTGGTAAACACTCAAACTTCATTAAAGGATTTTATGCTACTTTGGCACAATTGTCTGGAGACAACTCTCCTAACGCTGTTATGGATATAACCAAAGATCCTGAAATGAATATTCAACGTGATATTCGAGAATACGATGAAAAAGGATTTGTATACAATAATCAAAACTTAACTGAAATAGTAAAATCAGGTCGTTATAGCGATAAAGAAATACTTACTATGATGTATAATTTTGCTGTAAAAAACTCTCCAGAAGACGTTCCAATTGTCTCAAAATGGATAAACAACGTTGATTATCTGAACTCTGTAAAATAGCTACTTATTTGAGTAGCTTTTTTTTATAAATTTGCTTAAATCTAAATTCACTTATTATGCCGGACTATAATCAAAAATTGGCGATGCTTAAAGCCAAGAGAGAACAAACAGCAGAAGCCAGTAATGTTGCTCCAGTTTCAAAAAATGATCCTGCTGCAGATATAGATAAAATGTACAATGATGTTATCAATCCAAAGCCAGTTGATAAAATGGCTAAACAATATGATAACTCATACGTTGATGATGTACGCAACAAAGGAGTAAACGATGCAGAATCTGCCAAAAGGATGAAGCAAGAAGAAGAAATCGGGTTAGGCTACATGGATTATAGAGATACAGTAATTAGTCCTGATGCATGGTCTCCTGATGCTATTAATGCTAATTTCATTCAACAATCGGGCAAATCATTAATGAATGGTATCGGTAAAACTATTGGCGGTTTTGGCGATGCAGCACAATATTTAGGTTCTTATATTCCTGGTTTAGATTTAAGAGAAGGAAATTTTATCAGCAACTTACTTCAAGATGTAGGTACAGAAATATCAGAAGCGAACAAAAGATATATTCCGGAAGAAATGTTAAATCCTGAATTTACATGGCAAACGTTTATGAATCCTGATTTTTGGTCTATACATGTTGCCGAAGCAGTTCCTCAAATAGCTGAAATGATACTTCTTAAAGGAGCCGGCAAAGGAGCTACTACTGCGATAAATAAAGTTTCACAAAAATTATTGAAAGAAACCATACAAGAAGGAGCAGAAGCTACAGCTAAAATGGGATTACGTGCAACAACGCAAGGAGTTTTTGCCGGAGCCAAAGGAACAGTTGAAGTTGGCAAAGGTCGCGGTCTTTGGGGTAAGATGTTAACCGACAAAGGAACTTTAACTAGAAACTTTGGAGGAATGACAGAAAACGTAATATCAGGTTCTTTAATGAACTTACGTGTTTCGATGGCCAACGCTGCCGAAGTTTATAATACATACAAAGATGTCAAAGATCCAAACGGAGAAGCTATGTTTAGCGAGCAAGAATTAGGTCAAATGGCTTCACAAGCATTTACAAATAACTTGCAATATTTAGCGGTTGATATGCTTTCATGGGGAATGACGTTTGGCGGCGGATGGGAAAAATTAGGTTCATTGGCATCCAAAGGAACAAAGTTTGTTTCTCCTGCAGCTCAAGCAAAAATAACTGGAGGTATGTTTACAAAACAAGTAGCTCCAATATATAAAAATTTAGCTAAATGGGGAGGTAAAGCAGTTGCCGAAGGTTTTGAGGAAACCATTCAAGAATCATTTGAAGAATGGTCAAAATTCCGTGCATACAAAGATGTGGCCGGAACGTGGAAAGGATATGAAGGCGTTACGCAAGACTATGATGGTTTTTGGGATTACTACCAGTCTAAAGATAGTGAATCATTAAGAGCTATTGCTTTTGGTGCAGGTGCCGCTATTGGTGGAGGTTTTAACATCAAACAATTAGTAAATAACTCTGCAGATGAATCATACAAAATGATGAACAGACAGGAATCTTTAAAAACCATGGCAAAGAATAAAGAATCTAGAGCATGGCAAGATCATCATATCCGTTCTCAAATGGCCGAACTTGTTTTTGAAGGTAAAGAAGCACACTTTGAAGGCTTCCTTAAAAACCTTGCAGACAACAATGTTATCGATGAAACTCAATTAGACAACTATACTACTTTGTTTGAAGAAATGTCTGCAGTTAAAGGAGATATTGCTGACTTAAATATTTCAGGTAAAAAAGCTTTGATGGTAAACATTGCCAATCAAATGGATATTCAAAATAAAATTGAACTTGAAAAAGCTAAATCTGAAAAAATTCAAGCAGTATTAACTAACCAGTTACAGACAGAACCGGACCAACTCAAAGTTGAAATTGACAAAGAAATAAAACGTAGAGATACACAATTAATGTATTTGTCAAAAATATTAGCTGATTTCAATTCTAACAAAACTAATTTGCTTACTGGCAAAAAAGGTAAAAAAGTTGGTTTTAAAACTGTCATTGATGAAAACGGAACTGAAATTATTATTCCGGACAATGAAGCTGAAACGACTGATAATTCAGATAAAAACACGGAAGCTAAAACAGCTCCAGAGTTTTCATTGCGTAATCTTGGACAAAAAGCAAAAGACATTTTCAATTCTCTTATAGGTAAAACTGGAGATACGGATACTACTCAACAACAAGCTGCTCCCGGAACGGTTGCTCCCGATGGAACTCTGCAAACTGATGGTGCTATTGATATGTTAACCGATCCTACTGAATTTGCTATGCAAAGTCAAGTTGGAGACATTATTGATGTTGATGGCCAACAAGCAACTATAACTAGTATTAATGAAAACATTGATACTGGTGGCGGTAGAAGTATTGACAGTATTGATTATGAACTAAATTCAGATAGTAAATTAGATTACACTACTGATGAAGAAATTAAATCAAGACAAAAAACAGCACGATTGACAAAGAACAATACTTTCTTTGATGATCGTACAAATACTGTTTTGAATGTTTCCAAAGCAAAACCAAAAGCTCCTGTTGCCAAATCATCTATTGTTGATAATGATGCTCAAACAGAAATCAATGATGAAGTTTTTAAAACGTTTGTCAATACCGGTAATATTCCATCTGGAGTAATTAATTCTATTGCTGATAAAATATCAAATGATATTCCGTTGACAAAAGAAGAAGTCTCTGTTATGGGAGAGTATGGTTCAGAAATTGAAGCTATACTTCAAGATAAATTAAAAATTCAAGATGAAATTATTAATGATGATGATTTGACTGATGCCGAAAAAGCTTTCTTAAAAAAACAAGCTACTCGACAAACAAGCAGTAAAACCAAAACGTTAGATGATAACAATCAGGAATTTTTAGATAACTTGAAAAATCAAAAAGTTCCAACTAAAAAGAAAAAAGGAAATATTTTTGATGATGCGGATACCGATGATGATAGTGGCAGAAAAAAAGTTACTGTCGAAGAAGTAAAAACTAAAGGACTTGGTTTACTCCAAAAAGCAAAAAAGTTCTTAGTTGACGTTAAACAAAAAGCTAGTGATGTTGCTACTGATTTCGATAACGAAGTTAATTTAGGAAACATTGCCGATATGGATTCCATTACACTTGGACAGCAAGTTGCCGTTAATGAAAAGCTAAGAGAAATGTTCCCGAACAATTTAGTTTATACATTAGCTGTAAACAACCTCTCAAAAGTGCTAGGGTTTCCATCAATAGGTTATACTATCTCCGGTGCTATATTTATCGATAAAACTAAATGGAAGCAAGACAACGTGTTTATGCACGAAATGTCACATATCTATTTTAACCTATTTGAAAGTGAGCCAGAAACACAAGCTACTCTTGCATACTTCATGAAAAATGAAGCATTGGTCAATAAAGTTTTGAAAGACTACAATGATGAACTTCTTTATAAAGACAACAAAGGAAATGTCTATAAAAAAAGAAGTTTAATTGGAACTAAGGCTTTTCAAAATATGGTTAAAAACGATGGTTCTCCAATGACTGTTGATGAAAAGTTTAAAGCAATGGAAGAATTTGTTGGCTTAAAAGAATTGCCAATAGAAGAACAAACTGTCATAAAAGAAGAAGTTTTTGCTTTGGGATTAGAAGGAGATTTAGCGGAAACTTATAACAAATATTTTGATCCAAAAGATGAGGTAGTTAGACAGCACTATGCTAAAAAATGGTGGGGAAAAATCAAAGATCGAGCAGATAAAGCTTTTGGTAAAAGTTCAGATATCGCTTTCTTAAAAACTTTGACTACCGATGAACAGATTGAATATACCAATAAAAAAGACTATATCATTTCTAAGTTCAAAGAAACTATCAATGGTAAAGAAATAACAGGTCCCGGTCGTAGTAAGTTGGAAGATGCCAACAATGAAAAATACCTAAATGACATTTCTGAAATAGAGAAAAAACTATCTATTGAAAATGAACTTTATTTAGGAGTAAAAGTAAAAGATGCCGAAGCAGTTATTAAAGAAGCTGCAGAAAGTGATGCGTTGATTGAATCTATGGATGAAGATCCACAGAACTGGTATGAGAATGACCGATTGAAGTACGGCGAAAAAGCTTCTCAATACATACGTGATTTCGCGAAGTTATACGAAAAGAATTTACGTAGAAAGTTTTACATGGCCAATAAAAACAAGCCTACAAACTGGAGTAATATTCCAGTGTTTGATAAAGACAAACTTCAAGTGGCTTTGATTAATATGGCACAAAATTCTCCTTCAAATCTTGATTTCATTTATCAAATTGAAAACAGCAATATTGAGGAGATACAAGATTTTAATTTTTACATGACAGAAGTACGTCCAGATAAAAACATGGCTTTAAGTTCAATGTATTTTATTTACAATAACCAAAGTAAGCTTAATAGCGTTATAACTAAAATCAACGAAGATGGTTCTATTTCTGTTGAAAACAATTTAAACGAAAAAGAATTAAGTATGGTTGATAACGTTGTTGACCAATTGCTTAAAAAAGGAGGTTCGTTCTTTAATGCCAATAAAAATAAACAAACAGAAGAAGAATTTGATAATAACGCTATTGCTTTCAATATGTTGACCGATGCGGTTGATCGTATCAAATCGGGAGACTATACCATGTATGATGTTTACAATTTACTATTGCCGTTTTCTACTCCAAACATGGATTTGGCAAGTATTGTAAAAGGAAACATAATTAATGTAAATGGTAAAAACTTTACGTTAGATACTGTTGTTTCTAACTTTGTAAATAAAACTTTCCCAACAGTATCCGGAACTTATTTAGACTACAATTTGTATGACAAAGGCCAATTTAAACCTGAAATAAGAAAGTTCATAAAAAGCCTTGTAGCGACAAACAGACGTTACAATGCTGACTTTACTGTATATAATGCCGTTGGAAATCAAGAGCCGGTTTTAGTGATAAATAATTTTGTTACTAGAGAATTAAAAAGCATGGAAAAAGATGCCAAAGAATTAGGTAGAAATCAATTTTTAAAAAAATACTCTAACCTTTCTAAATTAAATCCTAAAGGTTCTCTTTCTAACCAAATGCTAAATTATTTTTATGATGAAGTTCAGGAGGGAAATAAGCTAGAAGTAAGTTTGTTTAGCGGTGTTCAAAACAACTTGAATAAGAACTCAAATGTGATCAGAGATTCAAACTCAACAGAAATGTCAATTACTGAATTCGCTATGTACTTAGGAGATTTAAGAAAAGGAAGCTATTTAATGGAAACCGGAAGGTTCTCCGATTCTCCTACTTCTTATTTGTTGAAAGCTCCTAAAGTTAAAATAATGGATTTAGGAAGGTTCATTAACGGAAAGTTTGTATTTTCAAATAAAGCCAAAGGTTCATTCGAAAACATCTATTCTGCTTATCAAGGATTTGATGGAGAAATGACTATTAAAGAATTTCAAGACTACATTATAAACGAGATTGATAATGAGATTGATTTTTTCCAAAAAAACATTAGCTCATTAAAAAACATTTCAAACTTTGATGCTTTCCATAACAACGGTGTTTTGAACAATGGCGGTAAAGAAATAATTTCTGAATACGTAATAAATACTATCTACAATGGTATTAATTTCTCAGACATATTTTTTCCTTCTTTCAAATCAAAAGACCTTTTAAAAAGAGCAAAATCAGGTCGTTCTCCGGGATTTAGTTTTGGAGAAAATGTAGAACTGGAAGCTATTCCTTTCATAGATCCAAGCAATGATTCTGGAGCATACATTTTACCGATACACGCAGAAATGGTTCAACGTGCCGGAGGAAATATTATGCCTTTGAACAATTCATACAAATTATTGCATACTGGAGTAGAGCATAACAATGAAGCTTTTGCAGGAAGAAACATTTTTAATAAAGGTTACTTCACTGTATTGGATGATGAAGCTATTCGTATCAGTCCATCTTTAAAAGGATTAAGAGATTTAATGCAAAAACGTTTAGACAAATATGAAGCGGCCAATGGTCCGGTGTCTAAAAATATTTTGAGAGGAGATAAAACTCAATTCATTTATGCGTTCCCTACTTCATCTGACAAAGCAAGCATGGTTCCGGTTAAGTTAGTTGATAAAGACGAAAATGCAACTCTTGAAGGAAATAATTTTACGTTAGAAAATATAAATAAAAATACAGAAGCCGTTGAACAGTACTTAGACAAATGGTATTATCCTGACAATACTTTTTTAGGATTGCAAGGAGGCAACTTTGTAGTACAGCAAGTAATGGATAAGCAAAAGACTACCTCTAATTTTGCAATTCAAGCTTTCAGATCAATCTTAACCAATGCCGGTATCAATGGAAATTTAGAAGTTGCAGAAGATATCCAAAGAAAAATTACAGGTCAAATTGTAAAGAATTTTGAGAAGTTTGAAAAAATACTTGAATCAGATGATGTAAATGAAATCAGAGAATTTTTGCTTTCAAATATGTTATTAGATGATGTAGATCCAACGCAAAAGTTTTTGTTGCTTAATGACAAATTGGATATCACTTTGCCTGCAGTTAAGCAAATTGCACAAAATACTATTGCAAATATAATCCGTAGAAATTCAAATAAATTTGAAACTCCTGGTTCTGTATTACAAGCTAAAGCCCCAACTTATGAGAAACCATACGGATATACTAATGGAAGCAAAGAACTTGCTTTTTACACTCAAAATTCAGATGGCAGCCATAACAAAGGAGAAGCGGTTCTGCCCGCTTTCATGGCCGGAAACTTACGTCCTAGAAAATCATTCCTTTTCAAAGCAAATCAAACTACAAATATTAGTGATGTAGATTATCAAAACTCTCAGATTGAAAAAGCAAAAAATATTGCAAAATCAGAAGGTAAAAAAACGGGTATGATTAAAGACGAAAACGGTAATGATGTTGGTATCTACATTGAGGGAGATACAATTATTGCTACTCGTATTCCGGCACACGGCCCACAATCTACTGGAGTATTTGAAGTTATTGAGTTATCAGGACAAGCTTCAAATATTATGTTGCCAAACGAATTTTCCAGAGTTATTACTGGTGGAGATTTTGATGGCGATGCATTTTTTGTAAACCACAAAGGTCCAAGATTGCCTTTATGGAATGATGCTTTTGACCAATTAACAAACCTTTGGTTATCAAAAGAAATGGCTGCGGAAGTTGTTATGCCTTTAAATTTTGAGCAAGAAGCCAAAGATGCTGTTAAGTTTGTTGAAACCATGTATGACATGGAAACAACCCCTGCAATGGTGTTTTCTCCAAGAGGTAAAAGAGAAGCTTTCAACAATTCTCTTATTACTAAAAACAGTATTGGAACTACTGCAAACCTACATTCTATTGTTGGTATGTTAGCAGCTTATGAAACTGATTTAGTAACTCCAATTACTATCAACGGTAAAAAAGCAACTAAATTTGTAGACAGCACAAATGAAAGCAGAACCATTAATTCCGCAAAAATATTTAACATCATCATGGATAATGTTAAACATCACTTTGCTGACAAATTAGGTATTAATGAACATACAGATGCTCATACAATTATTTTGAGAAATTTAGGTTTTAGTTTGGAGGAAATTGGAGTTGTATTAAATCATCCAATTGTAAAAAGAATCAATGAACTTCAATCTGAATCTCAAAACATTTATGGCGACAATTATAACGCTAGAGAAATTGAGCAGTTGATCAGAAAAGACAAAAACTTTCAAATCGGTTTTAGCAAAAACAAAACTATCAATGTCTCTTTTGATAATATCAATTCTCCTGAAAACAATTTGGCTGTTTTAAATTTAATGAACCAGTTAGGAGTTATCAATGCTGATGTCATGAAAATTTCCGGAATGCTTCAAGGTCATAATAACCTTGAAACAAATCCTTTTAATATGTCAAAAATCAAAAATGAATTCAATGAAACCGTAAATAACATAAACAATAAAGGAATAAAAGTTCCTCCAAGGTTTGCCAGTAATCCATTAGTTCAACAATATTATAGAACTTTTGAAATAAACGAAAAAATACAAGGAAAATTTGATCCTGTGTATGCTAGAAGAATTACAGATACTTTTGGAAACATAACTGAATCCATGGCCAGAAATTTGAATAAGTATGATACCAAAAAAATCTATTCTGATTTTGATGCTTTTTTCACTTCTCGTATGTTAGGATTTAACAACATTCCAAAAGCAAAATATGAAAGTCTTGTAGATCTAAAAAACGAGGACAATGTATTTCAACAATTAAAAAATGAAATTGCACAAATGTCCACGCTTCATTTGGTAGATATCATGACTGGAGTAAAAAGCAAAACAACTCAATTCGATAATAACCTATTATTTAAAAAAGGGTTACGATACAAAACCAGTGGTAAAAATCAATTCATTTCAATGAACATTTCTTTTTTTAACAATACTGCCAATGTTGAGGAACGTGCAAGAATGATGGATGAATTTGCCAACTTACCTAAAAAACTTCAAAATGATTTGATGTTATATGATTTAATGAGAACTGGATGGACCGGTAAAGATTCATTGTTTCACTTGTTTCCATTGGAACTTAAAAAAGAACTTTCACAAGCTTCCAGAAATGTTGTTGCAAACGCACAAGTAAACAGCAATGTTCTAGCAGATTTGAAAAACGCTATTATCCAACAAAACAACAATATGCTTTTAAAAGCAGAAGGTTATCCTTTTAAGTTTGTTAACGGAGAAGCTAGTTTGTCAACAGAATTTATGAGAGAAAACCCGGCAATCATGCGTAATATTTTAAAAGGTCAAGAAACTTATTTTAAAATAACAACTCCAAAAAATGAACAAAAAATTATTCATTTTAAAGGTTGGCCACAAAGTAGTTTTTCAGGAATGAATTCTGATGATTACAAAGCTTCAATTCCATCGCTTGCTTACAAAAACATGAATACTATTGATATCAACAATGCTCCTCATAAAACACAAGTTGTTTCTATTCCGGACACAAATATCACAAATGATATTGGAGACGTTTTAAAAGAAGCTAGTGAAAACGATGATGATGATGGTGGTCGTTCCAAAAGGGAGGAAGCAGCAGACTACTACAATTATACAGAGCTGATGTCTATTGAGCAATATGCTACTGTTACAGGATTAAACAAAAACGTTTCTGATGTTAGAAAGCAAGTTTTGTATGATGCTTATAAAAAGGACTTTGCTAAAGCAATGGCCGATTCGTTGACTATAAACGCAAATACGGTAGGTAAAATGACTTCGGAAGAATTGGTGGAACTTTATAGTTCTAAAAAATTAAAAACTACCGGAGAGCCTGGTTATGCTCATAGAAACAAATTTGCTTATGCTCGGGTAATGCGTCCAATAATTATGGAAATTGCCAAACGTGCAGGAATGGAACAGGCCGAGTTGATAACTAAAAACGGAAATACATCTAGTGGTTACGAAGGCAAAGATATTGGATACTTTGAAAGCTATTTAATGGCTAACAATATTCCATCAAATCAACCGGAGATTCAATCTTTGGTTCGAACTATGGAAGTTGAATTTATTAAATTCAAAAAAGAAAAAAACAAATACATGACCAAACTTAGTGCTGCTACTGATGCACTTTACAGAGAGCAGTTAGGTTATGCTGTTTCTAATGCAGGTGTTATTGATAAAATAAAAAATATTCTTGGAAATCTTTTTGAAAACAAAGTTGACATATACAAAAAGCTGTATGGACCTTTAATTATGTTTGAGGAAATTGTTGATGGAAATACTGGCCAAACAATAACCAACATGAAATATAAACCGTTGGAGCAAATTGAAAGCGAGTATAAAGGTGGTACCATAAGTAAAGCACAATATGAGTTCTACAAAGTTACTACTGAATTAACCAATGAGTTAAAACCATTTGCACTGACAGAAGGGAAACAAGGTCGTGCCGACTATATCCCTCATACTGCACCGGCATGGTTGGAGATTAAAGCTCGTAGAGGAATGTTAGGTTTAGCTGTTGCCTCAAAAACAGTTGATGAAAGAATTTATGATGTCAATTTAAAAATCAAAGATCCTTTTACTGGCAAAGAAGTTGTCACAAATTTTGGAAACATTGAAACTATGTACAACCAATTGTCAAAAACTGAACAACGTGGTTTTGACAAAGCAATGGAATTTTCCAAAATAAAACAACGTGCTATTGCTCTAGCTAGAAAAGGTATTAACGAAGATGGTTCTGCTCTGCAGATATCAAACGTTGAAATCGGTTCTGCTATGGGAGACGTATTCATGACTAGATTTTCAAGTTCGCGTTCTATTGCTTCTACAGATTTACCTTCTTGGGATTTGAACAAAGCTTTTGCTGATTATACACACTCAACTTTGTTCAATAATGGAAATGAAAACTTTTCCGGAATGAATAAAATGTTGCCTTTAGTTGATGGAATTTTAGCATTAACCGATAGTAGAAAAGATAAAAATGCAAACAAATATGTAAATAAAGTTTGGAGAGAATACTTCTTGTCAGGATCTAAACAAAGTTCTTTTTCTAACAATAGTTATTTGGAGGCAGTTGGACTTAGTACTGATAAAGTGATTGATTATTTAACCAAAGCATCTTTGATTTATTGGTTAGGATGGAAAGGGTTGGTAATAGGAGGAGGAGCTTATGCTATTGGAAATGTACTTGTTGGTAAGTACATGAATATTAAAAACGCAGGCTTAGGCACCTGGGCCAAAGGAGAAAAAAGATTCTGGACTGGAGGCAAAGGTTTTAATATTTTAAATCCATTTGAAGGTATTCAGAAAAGTGTTCGAATACTTAAAAATGCTCAATTTATGGATATCAACGTTTATGATGATGTCGCTTTAGATCAAAAGGAAAGCTTAGGAAATATGTTCACAAACATAGCACTGCTTCCTATGATTTGGTCTGAGAAATGGATTCAAGGTGTAGATTTTCTCGGTAGATTAACTGATGAAGAATATGAAACGTTGGCCAATCAAGGAACTATTGATCCTGCAAAAATGGCTAAATATGAAAATCAAGTTAAGAATAATCACGGTAAAGGCTATCAAGCTACTGACCAAAGAATGATTCAGATGTACAGTTGGGGAAGAAACATGCTTCAATTTTCAAGATATATTCCAACAGTTTTTTATGACCAGTTTGCCAAAGAAGATTTAAATATCTACGGAAACAAACATATTGGAAGCTATACTGTTGTTGGTAAGCATATACAAAAAGTTATTACTGGGGAAGTTAAGCCAAAAGATTTCATGGCTCATAGACGTGGTTTAGATACCTACGAAAGAAACAGATTAGACCAAGCCTTGATCGGTTTTGGTATGTTGGCTCTGTTTGCCGGAACTTCTATTGGAGGAATAGAAAGCAATGGATTATTTGAAGATGCAAATCCATTAATGGATGCTGACAAAATGTTAAGTAAAACAACGCCACCATCGGTAGCTATGTTACAAAATATTTTCTAAATTTGCTTTGAGTTTGTTTTAGATTGTTTTGAAAGAAACCGGTAGCTTTGGGTTAGGCTACCGGTTTTTATCTTTTATCAAAGTAACCATATATTTGACATTTATACGATTCAATTATTATATTTGTTCCGTTGTCAAGATGAACTAACAGTTTTCCGTTAACTGGAGATTCGTGATTATAGATTTTTCCAGTTTCATCTTTGTAGGTTCCAATGGTTATTCGAATTAATTTACCTGAATTTTTACCGTTTTTTTTATGCATAATACTCCGATTTATTTAGCTGATGTTGAAATTAAAATTGTCAAAATTGCTAAAAACAATAGTCAAATTGAACAACGAAAATTTCTTTTAAAAGAACTTGTAGTCAAAGGTTTTTATTTTCAAAATATAATTGATATATCTCAAAAAATTATTTTTCGTGAGGCAGCTAAGGTTGAAGCTTTAACCAAATCAAAAGAGTTTGACTACAAGTATATTGTTTCTGACATTGCTTTGATCAAGCAAATAGGTTATTCTAATCAATGATTTTGATGTTATCCCAACTTATTAAAAAAGCAGCTGCAGAACCATAAGCACATGATAAACCATCTTTTGTTTTTAATGCCGTAGTTGCACTAAAAGGATTTTTAAGAACTTCAAGTTCATATTCTTTTCCGGTCTCAAAACCTCTGCTATCTTTTCGACCTCTAAATGTTGCTTTAATTTTCATGTTTATGTAATTAAATTATTTTTTTAACGTTGGATTGGCGAGATTAAAACCATCGCCAATCCGGACGTTAGCAGAAAGCACTACTGACCGTCTTCGATTGAAAGTTTAGCCAATATTGTATCCGCTGTTCTGATTGCTACATCTGCAATAATATCACTTTGCATAAGATATTTTTCTCCCTTGTATTCTTTCATCCATTCAGGATTTGACAATAACCCTTGCATTGCTTTTGCTGTGAAATATTCACGTTTAGTCAATCCCATTTCAAAACCTGAAAAGTTTGACGTTTGACTTCCTCTTAAATTACCGTTTTCATCTACTGAAACTTCGACTGGAAACGCTGGTTGATTTTTTACATTCATTTTTATTTGTTTTAAAATTTAAAATTCGTTTTAATTACCCGTGCCATCTGCTAACACACGTTTGGTAAAAAAGCGGGTTTAGTGCTAAATTGAACATTCGTGCTTTCTATTGGCATTTGTGCTAAACTGAAAGTTTGTGCTTCCAAATCCGCTTCTTCGCCAAGCGTCTTAACGTTAGCAATGCAATGTACAGCCATACAAAGCCAACATGTGTCTTTGTCTTTCTGATAAGTTATGTTCTTTTGCTAAAAAATCAATGGTATCATTGATCGTCATATTGATAGCAGGAATGTCATTTTTAAATATTTTTTTAGCTTCGACAGCAGCAGCTTTCAAAAGCTTTTTGAGTTCCATATATTTCATGGTTATTTCTTTTTATTAAGTTTTAAAATCATTTCTCCTGACCACTGGTAAGCTTTTTCTAATGTATCCATGCTCATGTATCCTATGTGGCATAATTCTCTGTGTAAGCCAAGATAATCCGCTAATTTCTCGTAAGCAATATTTCTGCTTAAATCTCCGTTTCTCCAAATAGCATCAAAAGCTTCATGTGTTTTTTTCTTTTTAATTCTGTGTACATGATTTGAAAGCCTACCTAAAGAAGTTCCATCATCGTGAGTTCCAACGTAGGAATCACATTTTGGAAAGTTCACACAAGCAATCAATGTACGGCCTTTAAAAGTTCGGCCGTAGATTTCTTGCTCTGTCATAATTTTTGTTCCAGACTTGCAGTAAGGACAAATTTTACCATGGATTAAATCCTGATGATACGGTGTTAAGTCTGATAGTTTAAGCATAAGGATTAAAGTTTGTAGTAACTGCTACTGCTAAATTTTGATGAATAAGATTGAATACATCAATTCTTTCCCTACATAATTCTTGTATATCTCCAAAGCTTAAACTACTAGCTATTGTTTTGCCTTTAGCTAATTCAATCAAATTCATTTGAGTATTTAGATCTAATCCTAATTGCTTCATCCAAATAGAGTTGATGTCAGTATAATATGAAAGTGGAAATAAAACTGGTAAAATTCTTTCTATACTTGGTTTAGATCCTCCTTCTGTTAAAACACAGAAATATTCATTGTTTTTATCCCATTGATGTAAACCAACAATTTTATCAAATATTAAACCAACATAATCAATTTTATAATCTAACATTTTAGCATATAAACCACAATCTATGTACATTTTTAAATGTTCTAATTTAAGTGTTTTCATAATTAATTGGTTTCTTTTTTTTTAAATCCGTTTAACAATTCATCTACTCCAAGGTAACCTACTCCTGTAAAACTGGTTCTCGGGCTTTCTTCGTCAGCAGTCCAACTGTACTGAAAACGAATTACTATTTCTCCGCTTTCTCTAACTTTAAAATTATTGAATTCACGAAAACCCACAATATGTTTTTTAAGAAAGCTTTCAAGTTCTTTAATCCTTTCAAGTTCTGGTTTATTTAGAGTATCTTTTTTTATGTATTGATAACCATTATTTTGAAAGGTTAATTTAGTATAATCTTTTTGAATTGATAAAAGCCATGCATGATCTTTGGGTGTAATAAGTGTAATAGTCATAATTAATTTTTGTTATAGTTTAAATTTAATGCTCCAATAAGTGCCTTTGCAGTATTAACTTCAACGGCATTTCCAATGTATTTTTTTTGCTCCGTTTGTGTTCCAACAAGTTTGTAATCTTCCGGAAATCCTTGAATCTTTTTAAGTTCTTTAATATACAGCATACGCATTTTGATATCAACGATACCATGCTCTGCCATAATTCTTTTAATTTCAACCATCGTTGGAGAATCATGTTCATAAACAAAAACCCAAACAAGTTCTCCTTGGAGGACATTAACCAAAGAAGGCGGCTTCTTATCCATGCGAGCAATGATTGTAAAACATGGTTGATCCACCGATCGGCCTTCTGAATTAAATTGTGGGTTGACTAAGAATTGATTTGCAGTTACAATATTCTGTTTTGGATTGTTGGTAATAGTACCACATGGTTTTTCAATGCTTGAAATAAATCCACCACTGGTATAATGTGACATGATATAATTCAAATCAACCAAAGAAAATTTATCCTTAGTCATTACTGTTGGACATGGTTTCTCAATATCGTGGTTGGTTTCCTTTCCTTGGTAATCAATCATAAATTTAACATCTACTTTTGATATACGGTCTTTAGTTGTGACAACAGGAGAAGGATTTTCAACATCGTGGATACCGCTGTTTCCGTAATAAGTGTTAATATGTGATGAAGTTACCAATGCATGGCCATCAACAGTTTTAATAGTACCGCATGGACCAAAAACAGAAATCACTTTACCTTCCGGTCTGCCGGAAAAATATTTTTTTAAAAAAGGTATTTTGATGATTTTGTCGGTAGAAACAAGAGCATGAGTATTGTTCGCCAAAACAGTTCCCATCGGAACTTCAAGCGAAGCAACTTTCTGCTCCGGGTTGCCGCCGTTATATCGATACCTAAATTGTGATTGTCCTTTAACAACAAATTTTAGTAATCCTGCTAGTATACGTTTTTCAGTATTCTCAGAATATGGTTTTTTACGTTCAAAAATACTGTTGCCTTCGTCGCCTAGATCCAATACGTCTTTAACAGGATTCCATTTTTTCATTGGAAATAATCCTTCGTTAGTATTTTTGTCTTTGGTATTTGTCTGTACTGGCCAACAAGTAATCATATTCTTTTTTGAAAAGATTATGAATAAGCGAACTCTAGCTTGATAGGCATCATAGTCTGCAGAATTCAAAAGTTTTTTATCCATAGAGTAACCGGAACCCATTGACTTAATATGCTCCGACCATCGGACAAAATCTTTGCCTTCTGTTTTTGAAACAGGTTTACCTTTATCATCTAACGGCCCCCATGACAAAAACTCGCGTACATTTTCAACGTAAAAGTAGTCAGGATCTAATGCATCAATGTACATGTACATGTGATCGGCCAAAGTTCGGCTGTCAGCATCACGAGGAAGTCCTCCTTTAGCTTTTGAAAAGTTTGTACACTCTAATGAAGCCCAAAGTAAAATAATGCAATCAGGCTCTTTTTTTCGTTTAGCATCAACCAATTTTTTAATCTTTGGAACAAGACTAAAATTTGTGATATCTTCGGTAAAGTGCTTACATTTTGGATGATTAAGCATGTGCGACTTAATCGCATTTTCATCGTGATTTGCACAAGCAATAACCTCAACATTTCTAGAAGACAAGTGTGCTCCAGTTGAAGTTCCTCCGGCACCTGAAAATAAATCTACAACGTATATTTTTCTAGCTTTCATAATTAAATATTTATCATTTCATCCCAGAATTCTATTTCATCTTTTTCGATAAAATAATTCATAATTTCTTCATCTGTTTCATCTTCGAAATCTTCAATAGTTACTCCGGTAAAGTTTTCTTCGTCGTCGTCGTATGGTAAAACCATAATAACAGCTCCTTCTTTTAAAAGATTCAAAACTTTTAAAATGTCTTTCGATTTTTTTGGGTTATATTTTTGCATGATAATAAAAAAACCGGACTAAGCCGGCTCTATGTTTTTTGAAGTTAAATATTCATTTCGTGTTCGGACTCTAAAAGCAATCTTTCGTGGGACCTTTGAGACATCTGTAAACAGATATCTTTTTGGTGTAAATGTTTTTGTAAAAAGTCCTTCGTTTTTATCTGCAGGAACAACTTTGTTGATATACAGAAAGTACTTTTCAAAAATAATTTTCTGTTTATTTGAAAATATGTTTGGAGCAGAAGTTGTTCCAAATCTTGTGTTTGCTGCAGGAGGCTTAATATCCACAATTACTTCAAACCAGTTATCGTCGATTTGAGCTGTTGTATACCAAATAGTATTTTCAAAAACATTTCCTGAAACTAAATTAGGATCATCCTGAATGTAATTGGTATTGTCTTTTTTAATAACATAGCAAAAAAGCTTATTTAAAAGATTTTTGTGTATCAAAAAAGAAAAGTCAGGAGTGTAAGTTATAGGCTGAAACAGTGTTCTGCTTTTGATAATATCACTTTTGTTACTACTGTATTTGTGACTAAAATAAAGAGTGATTGCTTCTGTGATAATTATTTTACTTGGTTGGTGTCTAATGTCTGAAACCAAACCAACTTCTTCAAGTTCTAGCAACCACCATCTAAAGTATTCTTCTGACATGTCGCCAGTTCCTTCTTTTTTTGTTTTCTTTATCATAAGTAAAAGAAGGGGCATTGCTGCCCCTTTTAAATTTAATGGTTAATCAACAGCATTTAATTCTTGATCCAAAGCATCTTTGAATTCATTAATGTTTGAAAAAACAAAAATGTTTTCAGTTGATTTGTACTGGATTGGAATAAGGCCAAAGAAGTAATCTTTCAAAACTCCAGTAAATTTGATTGGAGTTTCTTTACCGGTAAAATCAAAAACGTAATCATCGTTTTTCATTTCTGCTCCAAAAGCACTGTTTAGTTTTTTCAAAACATCGCCTTTAAAAGCAATACGGTCAATGGTAACACAAGGTCTGCCTATGTTATCGTAAATACTTCTCAACAACAAAGTGTTGTCAACGTCTGGGTGTTCGTACTCCAAAGTCTTTTTGTATGAGTTGTATTCAACTTTAAGTTGATCTCCAACTAATTCAATAAGACATTCTTTTTTCAATTCATCCCAGTATTGCTTTGAAAAAATCTTACCATTCATCCATGCTAAAATTTCGTCAAGCTTGTCAAATTCTTCTCCATCTGAAAGATCACATTCTTTTTTTACGTATTCACGTAAATCAACAATGAAGATAACTTCGTTTTGAACAATAGCTTTGTTCCCGATAACATGGACAAAAGATCTCACGTCTCCATCCAATTTTCCGTTAAATAAAACGGCACCTAAGTTTGGCAATTTGAAATTCATATTTATTTAGTATTTAAATGATTTAAGTAATTTGTGTGTTGTTTCGTGGTGTAAGCAGTTATTTTGCCTAACCACTCAATCATCTTCGCATCTTGCTCTATTAGAGTAGTTCTAATCTTTTCAAGTCCGGGATCTTCAAATCTCATTTCAGTCATGACAGAAATTTTGTTTTCGTATTCAGACTGAATTCTGTCGCTTATTTCTTTAATGATATTGAATCTCATTAAGTCAGTTACTTGGCCAACAACTTCCGCTTGAACTTCTATCTCTGGAATTAAAGCAAATGGTAAATCGTTGTTTTCTTCTTCCGGAGTAAATACTGGAGTAGAAGCTTTTAGCACCGCGTTTTCAGAAGCAAGGTCTTTAACTTTTTCTTGGTTTTGAATATTAGATATCGCACCTAAAACAACCTCAACAGCTTTCATGTGGTTGATAACAAAAAGCTGTCTAAGTTCATTTTCTTTATCTGGACCTAACAGCTCACGATCTTCTTGTGTAAAACCATGTTCAAACTTCATTGAATTAAGCTTCGCTTTTTCTTCTTCTAATCCCGAAATATTAAGAGAAGGAATTTTAGAAATCAAGTCTACAGAAATATTAGAAATGTTGTTTTTTAAAACTAAAAATCTATTATCAATTTTTTGTTCTCTAATGATTTGTTCCGCCTGAGTTGCTTGCTCTGAAAGCTCTGCAATTCTAGCTGTAGCTTCTGCATTTTTTTTTGCCTCTTTAGCTTTAGCTTCATCCTCTTTTTTCTGTAAAGTCTTTTTGAAATTGTTTTTTAAAGCTTCACGAGTGTTGTCGCTTTCTTTTGAGAAAAGGTCAAAAATAGCATCAATCATTTTATTCTTTGAGATTTGAGGCTCTTTCAATATACTTTTAGCATTTTTGATTGCAGTATTGAAACTTCCAATCATTTTGTTGCTATCGATATAAGTACGTTCCGAAGCAGCAAAATCTTCTGTTTCAATATACAACTTATGCTGTTGCAATTGCAAAGTAGCATTAACCAAAGGGTTGAAAGTGATGATATCATCTTCTTCAAACTTTGGAACAAGTTCTTTTAGTTTATCGTAAAAATCCTTTGGAACGGTTTTAACGATTTCATACTGCAGCGAATTTGATTTAGTATCATAATTCGGAATACAGTCAGCTTTTTCTCCTAATTGCTTAATGTCCTTAAAAGGATATTCAATAGCAATAAATTGTTTTTCTGTTTTTGAATCTGTCTTACTCATTTTTAATTGTTTTAAAATTATACAAATATAAGTGAAATTATTTCACCTCTGTTTTTATTCTGTTAATCAAATATTCTTTTAAATCAAACATTTTAATGTACTTTGATTTAAAGTATTCGCCTCGATCAAGACGTAGTTTAATTAGGTTCCATGACTCGACAAAAGCATCAATACCTTTGATTTGTCCAAACTCTAGTTGGTATAAATAAATCACACCATCTAAAAGTCTTTTAGGTCTTGTGGAGAACTGCTCCAAATACTTTTTGACTTTAACGTCTCCAAAACCTTTAATCCCGGGAATGTTGTCCGTAGTATCTCCTTTAATCAATTGATAAGCTAAATTGTAAACCGCTTGTTCAATTGGAATTTCGTAGATAGTATTTGTAGAAAAGCTGTAATGCCATCCCGGAACTTGAGCAATGTCTTTATCGTTTGAAACAATGTAAGTGTTTTTGTCGTCTTGCAAAGCAGAAACCAAATCATCAGCTTCAAGATCATTAAAAAGCAATGTCATGGTTTTGGATTGAAACCATAAAACAACTTTGTACTGATCGTCAAACTCTCCAGGATAGTGTTCATCTGTTGCTTTTCTGTTTCCTTTGTATTCTTTGGAAACCGCACAATAAGAACGAAAAGTATTTACGGATTTACCCGAAAAGCAAAATATGACATAATCTGCAATTTTGTTTCGAATATTGACATCGTACCATTCCTCACAAAGCTCCTCTATTGTTGCAGACTGTCCATTGTTGATAGCTTTTGATTTTCGAGAAGTTATTATGTACTTGATAAAATCAGCATCATACAAACAAACCCTATTGGTTTTAAGCAGAACAACGTTGTTTTCTAAATTAAATTCCATTAGTTATTTTTTAAAAAAATTACTTTGTCTGTGGCCCTAGTTAAAGCTGTGTAAATAGCTTGTAGTTTTCTTTTGTTAGATATCGGTCCGATGGAAACAATATCAACAATATCAACATATACATTCTTGAAACCCGAACCTTGTGCTTTATGTCCAGTATAAGCGTATGCATAACTGATGTTTGCAAATTTGCTTTTAAAATCATAATACATTTTCCATTTCTGCTGTTTCTTAAAAGGCTCATTCAATGCATTCTGTTTTAAAAAATGCAATTTAGTATTGAAAGCTTTCAACCCTTTTTTTGAAACAACCGGAATAAATGGATCTTTGTATTCTGCCAAATGCATGTATCCAGTTTTGTCAACATACAATGTATGACAATGGATACCATCAATTTCAGTATCTTCAACTCTGATTATTTTGTATTCATCTGAATTGTAGCAACGCCATTTAGTTCTTGTTTCAGTACCCATTTTATAGGTATGAATGTAAGTGTCGTTCATGTAAATAATTTCTCCTTCAATGTAATCGAAGTCTGGATTTTTGTATAAAAACTTTCGAATAATTGTATTGTAGTCATTTACCTTATCTCTACGGTAAGCAATCACTTTGGATTCTCTGTAATCGTCGGTGGAGTTTTTGTAATGCTCTAAAAAGTTTCGATAAGAAAGAGAAGTATATCCTTTGCCATCAATCATTTTTTCGAAGTTTAAAGCTTCAAACACTTTTTCAAATGTTTGTTTGCCAAAAATTTCATTATAAACAATGTCTGAGAGAGGCACTATTGGACTATCTTCCGATTGTCGGTGTCTTTCCTCCAAATAGTGATAATTAATCTCTGGGAGCTTCATTTCAAATATGGGAGAATCTTTATCTTCTTCTGAACTGATCGGAGGAAGCTGTCCTCTGTCTCCCATAAAAATGAATTTAGAATTGCTGTTTGTATAACGTTGAACATAATCAAACATTTCTTTGTCATACATCGAGCATTCGTCGTGAACAAAAACTTCAACAAACATTTCGCAAAGCAAAATTTTTTGGTAAAGATTTTTTTTAGGTCTTTCAAAGTATGTGCTACCATCATCCCTATAACATTGGACAAGGCCAAAGCATGAAGCAAAAGTACTGCAATAGTGAATTGACTTCTGCAGTACATTTTTTGCTTTATGTGCCATGGCAATACCAACTACATTAGGAGTGCTAAATAAATCTCCAGTAGCATCGTCTCTATCGATGTTGGATTGATCTTCTTTAATTTTCTTCTGTAAAGCATACTTTATAATAGTGGTTTTACCGGTTCCCGCTTTACCCGAAATAACAAACATTCGGGTTTTTAAATCTTTGGTAACAGGTACAGATAGAAATGCCTCTAACTTTGAGAGGCACTCTTTCTGTGATGGATCAAATACGATACTATGTTTTGTCATTAGGCTTACTGTTGTTTTTATGAATTTTAATTATTACCATAAGGACTAAAATTTGAGTTGATGAAAGCAAAACTTTTTTGGCTACTCTGGAAGTAACCCAAATTGTAGCAATTTTTGAAATCGCTATAAGTACCGGATAAATATACATATCATGGCTAGTGTAAATAAATTTTACTTTCGTCGTTAATTGTAAAAGTGTAACCAAAAATATCAATACTTTTTTGTTGTATAAATGCCAAAAAATCTTGAAACTGGTTATGGTCCATGTCTTTTACTTCGAATAAACTGTTTTTATACAGTCGCATAAATTCCTGTTCAACAGTTAAGAATTCATTTCCGCTTTCATTTGAAATTAATCGAATGATTGCAGAATATAAACCATATTGTTTTTCAGTGATTTTTCCCTCTTGATAAATCTCAAAAGTAACTTTGATTTTTTTATTCAAAGTCTTTTGATAAACAGCAGACAGAAAATTGTTTAGTTTTTTTCTGTCTGCTTTATCAACAAACTCAGATTTTAATTCCGAGTTTACAATCATTATAAATTCAACCATTTCTAGAATGGCAAATCATCGTGTTCCTCGTCAGGTTGAAAAGATGGAACAGCAGGATTAACTTGCTGTGTTTGAGGATAAGCATTCTGAGGTTGAGCAGGTTGTTGATTAGGATTAAACCCTAAAGCCTCGTTTAATTGACCATTACCGTTGTTTGGGGTAAAAGCAGCTGCTCCTGGAGAAGTAGGTAAAGGAGGCGTTTGAGGTAATGCTTGTGGCAAAGCTTGTGGTAAAGCAACCGGCTCCTCGTAATAAGCATGTCCGTCAGCAATCATTTTTTCAACAGTCCAATTATTTGCAAGCCATTGGTCTAAGGTCCATCGGTTATCTTTTAAGATTAACTTTCTTTGAGGAGCTTGCTGTTGTGGAGGATTAAAACCTTGCTGTGGTTGTTGAGCATACTGGCCTTGTTGTTGTTGAGGCTGTTGAACTTGTTGAGCTTGTTGTTGTCCGTTGGTTTGTTCAACCGCGGCAAACTGTCCTCCTCTAGCAGCATATTCAATAGCTTCTTTTGAGGCCAAAATTTTCTTTTTCAAAAACAAAGGTAAATTTGCATAGTTTTTAGTCATGAAATTATTACCTATAACGTTTCCGTTTTTGTCTTTGTCAATAAAGAATAAATGTTTTTCAAGCATAGGCTCGAATGGAACTGGAACGATCAAACCTTGTGGAGAATAAACTCCTGCAATATTTGCATAGATTTTACTTCCATCAGTTTTTGAACGTTTGTGTACAATCTGTACGTTAAAGGTCTGTCCAACAAGATTTGATAAATCGTATTTTGTTGCTTCCTCTAAAGTTAAACAACGTCCATGAGCAGCATCAACTAATTGTTTCAATTTTGATTTGTCTCCTAAACTATGAGTACTATCAAACATTGAAGTAGTTGATCTTGGCTCTGTATCATCCACATAAAACAATTGTTTTAATTGTGGGTGTTCAAAAATTACCTGAACTTTTCTTTTTGGCTCCGGTGGTCCGCCATTAAAACCTTCCATGTGTGTACCTAAATCTACTAAAGCATAAAGTACGCCTAAGTTAGAACCTTGCATAAGCATAGCAATATCGTTTCTACGCTCTTTCTGAAAATCGGATTGTACGTGAAATCCGCCTTGAATTTGATTTTCCATAATATTAAAATTGAGTGTTATTTCTTTTTTTAAAAGGTTTGATAAAAAATTTAATGAATTGATATATGATAATTCTTTTCATTTTGAATGTGTCGGTGTACATTGTTAAAACAATATTCGTTAAATAATTGTTCATTACAACGGAAACCAATTCAGTAGACAGTCCTAACTTGTTTGCTGTCTCCTGAATATGCCTATCGTAATCAGAGTTCTGAAAAACATCTTTTTCAAGATCGTTTAAATGGTTTTTCTGTCGCTTTGATAGGTGCATTTAATCTGTTTTTAAGGGTTATAGCAGGGGAAAATCGAATGATAAAACGAGGGTAAGTCACTTGTTCATCGCCAAAGCTGTTTACTCGTTTTTCCATCTGAGAACGGAATGTTCCTAATCCTTCTACTTTGATAGTTCTACCATCAGCAATGTGACTAACAATGTGGTCAATTACTGTGTTGAAAATCTTTCTAGATTTAAGCAAATCGTTTGAAAGTTTTTTTGCTTTAAGGTCGCCATGAACGCCTTTTAATAATTCTGTTTTGGTCATATCTATTGTTTATAATAAATTACAAAATAAAAAACTCCACAATTCTTTAACACATCTATATATTCTGTATTAAGGGCATTGTGAAGCACAAAACAAAAGTAATAATAATCGTTACAACTTGAAAATATTTCATGTTTTTTTATCTCTAAAATATAAGGTAGAGCTTTTTCGTAATCTTTGATACTGTACCTTAATTCTAAGTAATACATGATTATGGCGGTCTTGGAGGTCCAACATCAGATTGATATCTAAATCCATCTGATAATTCAAATGTAGCAAAATTGATATGAGCTTTAAAGTTTTTAGTTCCTGAATTTCTGCCTTTGGCATAATTGATTTCTAAATTTCCTTCCTCAATCTCGGGAACATATTCATTCTGTTGCTTACGATAATAGTTATCTCTGTAAAAGAAAATAACGTTGTCAGCATCTTGTTCCAATGAACCTGATTCTCTTAAGTCAGCCAGTACAGGTCTTTTATTTGGTCTGCTATCAACACCTCTTGAAAGTTGTGATAATCCAATAACCGGTATGTTCATCGTCTTAGAAATCGTATTAAGCTCATTTGAAACAAAAGCAACTTCTTGTTCTCTGTTTCCGATCTTTTTGGAACTATAAGATTCATCGCTTAATTTGACTATTTGAATATAATCAATAACGATAAATTCAGGATTTTTCTCTTGCACGTATCTAACAATAGAACCGATAGTTCTGCAGTTATCTACGATCTCCAAACTTGAAGTTCTTTTAAAATCATTGACAAAATTACTTAAGTTGATAATTTCAACAGCCGTAAGCCTTCCTGTACGATAATCTTGAAAATCAAGTCCTAATTCAGAGCATGCAATTTTTGCTGTAATTTGAAGTTCTGTCATTTCCAAAGAAAAGAAAATACCTTTTTTCTGAAACTTTTTAGCCGAGTAATAACAAGCAGCTAAAATAACTGTTGTCTTACCCATACCTGGCCTACCTGCAGCAACGTGAAACTCACCCGGTTGAAAGCCATTGTTCCATAAATCAATCTCAATGATACCCCAAGGCAAACCAATTTGTCCTCCGGCTTTCATTTTTTCGTAATCTTCTTTGATCTTGTCTCCTAACGTTTGTGGCCCTGAACTAGAATTTAATCCTCCAGTTAGCCGTTTGTCAAGATTATTAAATCTGTCTAGAAAATTCTGATTGAATATAACAACGTCTCTGTTTTCCCAGTAATTCCCTTCAATGTCGTTGGCAAGTTTGTTCCAAAAATCCATCCAGATGTACTGCTTCAAAATAAACAAGTGCCATTCTAAATGAGCACTGCTTGAAATCAAATTGGTATAACTGATAATGGTAAGGTCAAAGTTTACTTCGGAAGTAGTTAAGCTCTTGTACTTTACTGGCTTTATCGCGGTAACAGTCACTATATCTGCAACTATGTCGTTTTCCCAACAAGTGAGAATACAATCGTACAAATCTTTATGAAAGTCAGAACTGAAACAATCAGTGTCATAATAACCATGAGAAAACATAAGATTTTTTAAATTGTGTTTTCCTTGATGATTGTTTTCAGTAATAAGTATACAGCCAAGTATGTACTTTTCTAAGTCCTCTCTATTAGACTTATTGTAGTTTGTTACTTTCATTATTTCATATAGATAGTTTTTAAGTGAATAATTAATTTAGAAAATTTTTTTTATTTCGTTTACTTATGGTGTTCGTTTATCTCCGCAAGTCTAAGATCTCCAGTCCATTCTTTAATTTCCAAATCAGATTTTTTAACTTTAAGTTGACCAGAAGTATAAGTTCCTCTGTACTCGTTTTGTAAATCTGAAATGTGTCGTGTAGTTAAATCCCATACAAGTTGTACATGGGATTGCTCTCCTTGCTCAATAATTCCGTTGTTGTCAAATATAATCCAATTATTCATCACTTACATCGTTTGTGTGTTGAACATACTCTTTTGGAATATCTATTCCGTAGTAAATAGCATCGGAACGCAATATTTTTTGGTCGTCCGGGATCCAATCAAATTCATCAACAAAATGGTGCTCAGTTGAAATACCCATTGCCGTTTTGTTGGTTAACAAAGTTCCTTTAGGAATTGTAATTTCTCCGTAGTTTCGAAAGTTAATTGTAACATTTTGGTTTGTTTTCATAGATAGAATAATTAAGAATTAAATTTGTAATTGTGAACCTCTTTTATTTTTTGAGGATTATCTTTAAAAGAGCTTTTCATAGAAATGTTTTCTGGCACAATTCTATTAAGGTCAATTTTGGACAAATCTAGTCCGTTTTTTTTACACCAATTATAAAACTTTTTTACATGAAAAAGTTCTGCTGAATGTTTTCTCATTTTGTCAAATTTAATTAATAAAAAAATGCTTCTATTTCTAGAAGCATTTTATTTCTCATTTCTTTTATGGTATTTACTTGTCGGCCAGTCCCCGTTTAAAGCCTCGGTTATAGCCATCTTTATAATTGTCTGTTCTTTCATAGATAGTTGTTACTGGACAGACTGGACAGACTGGAGGAATGCAACCAAACCTTCCATCGCAATAGCCTTCTTTGTAACCATCTTCAAATCCTTGACAAAAAAGTGTCCTTGCAACAATTTCAGTTCCAACGATAGTTTGAACAGCTGTGGCGTTTTGTGTTTCAACAAATGAAACGTTTTCTATTTTATCTTCTACAAGATCAGGAGCATCTTTCACGTTGAATGAGAGTGCAACAAAAGAAAACATGAAAACTAACAATAATGATTTAAAATTTTTCATTGTAAATAAATTTTAATTAATGCCTACTCTAACCTTTTCGGCTTCCGGTTATTTTTTCAAATTTAAACATTTTTTTTTATTTCTGATATAATCCAGTTTTGATGAATGTTATTTGAAGTATTAGTGTATACAATTCTTTTACTAAGCATGTCTAATCTGAAAATTTTTGATTCTTCCAAAGTAAGGTCAATATCAACAATTTTTGTAGCAAAACAAAAAACTTCTGTAAAAGTAACTTTGTAAGATTGAAGTTTTTCTTTTGTTTTTGTTTTTTCAATAAGTTCATAGGAAGTTATAACAAAATCGTTAGCACCATCTGTTTTGTTCAATGATTCTTTTAAATTTTCTTCGTCGTAACCAAAAAGAAAAATATCTTCATCATTGTGTTCGCTTCCTTCTTGCATATCATCGTAATTAGTTACGATATAATTTTCAAATGGTTCTTTGGTATCTTTCCAATAACCGTTAATGCTAAAATATTTTCTAGACATAATTAAAATAATTTAAGTTGTTCATTTTTTGTGATTTCTATAGATTCTTTAAAACTTGAAATTGTGTTTTTTACAATTGAAACCATTACTGTATGTACATTAGTTCCGGACTCTTTAAATTCTCCTGAATCGAAAGGAACAACACATACTACTTCTTCTCCTGAATTTTTTAATGTTCGGACAAAAGTAGAGCCACCTTTTGCGGCAGCTCTTGTTTGAGAATCGTATGGTATTTGTAAAAAATCACGAAATTCTTTGTAGAGTTTTGTTGAGTTGTACAAAAATCCGTTACTCATAATTGATACAACAATACCACCAGGCTTGCAGACTTCGTACATTTTATAAAAATGCTTCATATCCTGACCTTTTGAAAACGGAGGATTTGCAATTACAACATCAAAATGATTAATGTATTTGTCATAATCTAAAAAATCCATTTTCAGAATTTTGATTAGTGGATTTTTACTTGAATATTTATCTATTAAAACTTGATAATTTTCATCCATAAGTTCAATAGCTGTTATTGAATCTAATCCAGTATTGACAGCTTCTTCTTCAAACCATTCTAAAATTGAATCGATAATTGCTCCTTGTCCAGCCGAAGGCTCTAATATTTTAAGCTTTTTATTTTCGTATGGATCAAAAGCTTTTTCACACATAATTTTGCAAAGCTTTTTTGGAGTGCCAAAATATTGAAATGTTTTTTTAAGGTTAGTAGTTTCTTTATTTCGAATTCGATTTAAAACTTGATCTGCAGGAAATTTAAATTCAAATCCATTTTTTTTGTAAACACCATCAAAGTTTTTCATTATCAATTTTACATCAGAGTAATTTGGAATGAAAATATCTTTTGGTATATTTAATCTATTGCCTACTGCTTCAAATGTTAAGCATAGCAATTCAATGTCTGTATAAACTAAATCAGGAATAGTGACAATTCTTTTGTTTGCTTTAGCCAAAGAAAGTTTTGTTTGGAGAAAAATATAATCAGGATGATTTTTATCAGCTTTATTATGATTTAAAGCATTTAAAATATCTTCAATGTCTTCTTCAAATAAATTCCAATCAATTATTCTTTGTCCAGGAATATCATTTTGTTTTAAGTATTGCCAACAAGCTCCGCAAAAAGAAGTTTTATCAGGATAGCAACCACCGTGATACATTTCAAGGGTTCCGTTATCAAACAAATCAATTCCGGAAAGTCTTTTTATTTCTTCGCTAAAATCCATTTTTCCAAAGCATAAAATATTCTTTGTTATGTCGAAAGCTTAAATCAATATCAAAATCTTGAACTAAAAATTTTGAAATCAATTCATACTTGTATCCTTCTTTAAGAAGTTCTTTTTCCAAAGCTTCTTTAGTAATCTTGCCGTTGTAAAGTTTCTTTGAATAAACCAAAACTTTTTCAGCATGTTCTTGGTGGAGGTCGTATCCAAAAGCAAATTCTTCTATGGATTGTCCGCTGTGTAGATATTCCAAATACATATCAATTAGATACGTTGGATCTTCTTTCATTAACTCGTCAAATGTTTTCATGATTATAATTTTTTTGAAGTTCAATTAATTCTGATTCTAATCGTTGTAATTTAGCAACACCTTCTTGATAAAATTTATCTTCTTCAATTGGAAAAATACTGCTCCAATTATTTTCAAAGTCAGTAAGTCTGTTTTTGAATTT